CCACCCGGCAGCCGTCGCCTTGTGCATGACGCAGGCCGTCGCACCCGCGTTGTCGCGGAAGGCGTAGACGTCGCCGTTGTAGACCCACACGCCGCGAATGTCGCCGCTGCCCGGCACCGCGCCGATCTTGCCGCGCGCCGTCTCGATCGCGTCCCTGATCCAGGTGGTGTCGTCGGTGTCGTTGCTCGCACCTCGTTCCGAAGCCGAACCGTTCGCAACTGCGACCGTAGACGCCGACACCTGCAGGGCCTCGTCGTCCTGGAAGGTGCCGGCCACCTCCGTCAGCACGAGGTATCCCGCCGCGTCCCCGCCGGCCAGGGTGCCCGATGTGACCACGCCGGCCACCAGGGCAATGCCCGTGGCGCCGCTGGTCGCGCCGGTCACCGTGTCGCCCTCGGCGACGGCCGTGGCCCCGGCGTCGAAGTTGAGCACCCAATAGGACGCCCTGGACGGCCGGGTGCGCCCGTCGAACCGCTCGAACCCGTCGATGCGCCGGTAGCCCAGCGCCGAGGGCTCGTGGTTTAGGCAGGCGAGGCAGTGCCCCGCCGGCATGGAGATACGGGGCGAAACGAGGTCGAGCCCGCCGCCCAGCGCGGTGTAGTTGGACTGGCGGCTCATGCGACCGGCCCCCACTCGATCGTCACCGGGGGCAGCTGGTCGCGCTCCAGGTCGCCCAGGAGTTCCCGGTAGTTCCGCTCGGCGGACGCAATCTGCACCTGCCCCTCGTCGTGCTCGCCCAGCAGCACCAGCGCCCGGTAGACGATGATCTGGTGGAAGCGCATCGGGAGACCCAACGGCTCGTCGTCGTTGGCCGTGAGCACCTGGGGCGTGCGGTAGTATTCGCCGCGGATGGTGTAGGCGTCGTCCGGCACCGGGCCGAACGCGATCTCGTTGGCCGGGGTGATGGCGTAGGCCACCGGCCGGTTCTGCGACTGCGCGCCCCGGTCATAGCGCGCCCGCCACAGGCCGTAGGTGATGTGCGTGATCTCGTTCTCGTCGCTCTGCCCCACGGACGTCTTGTAGAGCGAGGTCGGCTTGTAGCCCACGGCGTCGCGGTCGGTCATCCAGCGCGCCAGGTCGGTGATGTTCAGCGCCGCCGGGGTGTAGAGTTTGACGCCCGCGATCGTCTCGGCGGTCCACGTCTCGCGCAGGAACAGCCAGTTGGCGTTGGCGTTCTGGATGCGCCGCCACGCCTCGGCCGTCCACTGCACGACCTTCTGGATGCGCCCGGTCTGGTTGGCGACGGACGTGATCGCCGACGGCTGCACGGTGCCGCTCTCGCGGGCGACGTCCTTGCAGAGTTCCAGGAAGGTAGCCATACCGGGCGCTCCTCAGATCACGCGGCGGCCGACGGGCGGCGGCCTTCGTCCTTGGTCGCGTCCTCCCAGGCGGCGATCTCCTCCGCCGAGGGCATGGACATGACGTTGTACGGGTAGGCCGGAACGTCCTTCTTGGTCGTGATAAGCTCGCCCGTCTGCCGGTCGCGGTGCTGCTCGTAGATCGTGCGGACCGCCAGCGTCAGAGCGAGGTAGTAACGGTAGGGCACGCTCACCGGCTCGCCGCGCGGGATCAGCATGGTCACGCCGTTGACAGTCACCGGCACCGGGCGCTCGCCGCCCTGCCCCTCCGCCTGGGCGATGGACATACGCACCATGGGGTCGCCCTTGGAGGACGTGCCCACCTTGCCGGCCGCGCGCTGCACGTCCTTCTTGGCCTCACGCTGCTCGGCGATCAGGGCCGCCGCGCGCTCGATCTCCTGCGTGCTGTCGTCCTCGGGCAGCAGGATGAAGTCGTCGGTGTGGACCTCGGCGATCTTGGCGCGGATCGTGGCGTAGCCGCTGTTGGGGTGGACCTGCAGGCCCAGCACGGCCTCGGCGAACAGGCGCAGGTCGTCCTTGGTCGCCTGATCGAGGGGGATTTTCTTGGTGCTCATGTGGATCGTCTCCGGGGAAAGGGGAAAGACGGGCGGGACGCGGCTTCACACGCCGAGAGGAAAGGACAGCAGGAAAGCGGAGTCCCGCCCGCGAGGCCCGCCGCGCGTCACTCCGACAGCGCGGCCTGGGCCTTCTCGATGGCCTCGACCACACCCTTGCGGGTGTTGCCGTTGCGCTCGGCCTTCAGCAGGGCGGCCAGCGCCTCCGCGTCCAGGCCGTCCAGCGCAGCGGTCACCTCGCTCACGGTGCCGTCGAGAACCGAAAGGTCGACGTCCGCCGGCGCCGCGGGCGTGGTAGCGGGGGCATCATCGGCAGCGACGGTGAAGTCCACGCCGGCATCCGTGAGCGCGGCCACCATGTCGGCCGGGATCGCGGTCGGCACGCCGACGGGCACCGTGCGCCGCCGCCCGTTGACGTTGAGGTCCACGCCGCGCGTCTGACGGTGGCCGTGGACCACGATGGTCTTCATCTCCATCGCCGCCTCTCCTTAGTTGTTGCGGCCGGCGACGTAGACGATCGCCTCACCGTTGGCGTTCAGGTCGGAGTCGGCGCCGATGGTGAAGCCGGGGCTGTCGCCGCCCTCGGTCCCCTCGTAGGGCGTGATGCCGTTGGAGGACAGCTTGGTGGTGGTGCCGGCGGTGACCGTCTTGATGCCGTGGCCGTTGGTCATCGCCGAGGTCCACTCCATGATGGTCGGCGCGGTGTCGCCGTAGTTGATGGCGCGCACCCAATCGGGCTTCCAGCCCAGCTGCACGTTGATGGCGGAGCCCGTGCCGGTGACGGTGCCGGTGATGAACTGCTTCATCGCTATGGTCCTTCCTTGCGAAAAGCGAAAGGGGCGCCCCGGTCAGAGCGCCCCTTGGTCAGGGTCGGCCGTCAGGCCGGCTTAGAGGTCGGAGGCACCGACTTCCGCACGGGCCATCCAGTTCTCGTTGAGGATGACGCAGGAGAAGTAGGTCTTCCAGCCGACGTAGCCGCGCTGGCCCAGCGGGTCGGACTTGTCGGCCTTGCCCGGCGAGATCACCGACGGGGTGATCGCGTTCATGCCCTTGAGCGGCACGCAGGCGAAGGACTCCATGCCCAGGAACAGCACCGGGTAGACGTCGACGTTGCTGCCGCCGTCGGACACCATGCCGTTCAGGGTGCCGGAGCCGGCCGCCGCCCACGGGTCCAGGTCGGGCGACAGGACGTAGCGCACATCCTCCACCGTGCCGATCTCGTAGTCGGACACCGTGCGGCGGGAGCCGTACTCGGCCACCGGCACGAAGCCGGTCATGCCGCGAATGTCGTGCTCCAGGTCGGTGTGCGCGATCGCCACGTAACCCGCCTCGATCGGCGTGGTGTTGTAGTTCGGCGAGCCGTCCAGGATGCGCGTGATCTTCTTGGCCTTCTGCGCCTTGAGCGAGCGCGTGATCTTGCGCTGCAGGTTCAGGCTGATCGCCGTGTTCACCGCCGACCGGCTGGAGCCGTTGGCGTAGAAGACCGAGGTGCCGGCCTTGAGCACGCCGTAGGTGATCTGCTCCAGCGTGGCGCCCGCCTGCTCGCCGGCCAGCATCGAGGCGTTCTGCAGCACGGGGTCTTCGTGCGTGTCCTCGATCCGGTCGGTGATCTCGATGACGGCGCCGTACTGCTTGAGCGCGACAGTGACGTCCTCGTAGCTCATCTGCTGGGCGGAGGGCGTCACGCCTTCCGTCAGCGGCGAGGTCGCGGCGTCGAACGGGACCGGGCGACGGAACTTCATCGTGTCGGTCTTGTTCTTCGGCAGCGGCTTGGTCATGCCGAACTTCTGGAGCACCAGGACGGGCTCGGCATGGGACAGCATTTCCTTGGCGGCGTAGGCCGCCGTGCGCGGGGAAATGTCGCCGTACTCGGTACGGCCGTAGGTGATAGCCATGGGCTTTGGTCCTTACTTCTTGCCGGCGAAGTAGGTGAAGGCGGCTTCGAAGTCGTCGGGCGGGCCGCTCATGCGGCCGGGCCCACGCCCCGCCGCACCGGCGCCGTCCTGCAACTGGCGCTGCCGCTTCTGCTTCGCTGCATCGTTGGTGGGGGTGCCCTTCGCGGGCGCTGCATTCTGGAAGCCGGTCTGCATCTTGAAGAGGTTGATGGCGTAGGCGGCGGACTGCGCATCCACGATGGCGTCGGCGTTCTTTTCGACCATCGACCGAACCTCGGCGGGCTGGGCGGTGTACCAGTCCAGGAAATCGCTGGAGCCCACCACGTCCTGCCAGTCGGCGTGCTGCTGCGTGAGGGCGTCCTGCTGCTCCTGCAGGTACAGGTCGCGCCGTTCCTCGCTGTAGGCGGACAACTCCCGCTTCAGCGTGGCGTTCTCCTCGGCGATGGACGCGAGGCGGCGCTCGATGGGCCCGACCAGTTCGGGGTATTCCTCCTTGATCGCCTTCCAGTCGTCGTCCGTGCTCCCGGCGTCCTGGTCGGAGGCCGTGCGCTTCCCGGCGGCGTTCTGCTCGAACGCGGCCATGCGGTTCTGGAGTTCGGAAATCTGGCGCTGGTAGGCGGCGATGCGTCCGGCGTTGCTGCGGGCGCTCTGCCGCTCCTTCTCCAACTCCTGCTGCGCGGCTTCCCAGCGGCGGCGGAGCGGTTCGGGGGCGTCGGCCCACAGGTCGTCGGGGTTCTCGGGGGCCTTGTCCTCATGGCCGGCGGTCTGGGTGCCGGGGTCGTCGTCGCCGGTGTCCTTGTCCTCCGGCTCCGGGTCGGGCTCGTCGGCGGCGTTGCCGGTGGCTTCGGCGAACGCGGCCTCGTACTCGTCCTCGGTGGCGCCGGTGTCGGTGTCGGCGGTGTCGACGTCCTCGTGCTCCGTCTCGCGGGTCATGGGCTTGGCTCCTCTAGGGTGGCGGCCTCACTGTGAGGCGGCCGAAAACTCGTCAGCCGGCGCGCTCGAACGACAGCGGCGCGTCAACGGCGGGCTGGTCCTCCGCATCGGGCAGGGCCAGCAATTCCTTCAGGGCGGCGATGCGGCCTCGCAGGTAGCGGGCGCGGGCATCGTCCACGTTGGGGCTCTCCAGTTCGGCGCGGGCCGACTCCAGGCGCGGCGCGGCCCAGGCGGCGACGTCCCGCCAGGTCTCGCTGTAGCGGTCGACCATGGCTTAGATGCCCTGCCCGTGGCGCTCTTTCAGCGCGGCCTCGGCGGCGAACGTCCGCTCCTTGGAACGCAACTCCTGCTGCTTGATCCCCAGCTTGGCCTGGAGGTCTTCCATCTTCATGTTGCGCTGCTCGGCCAGCGCCATCAGCTTGGTCTCGCGGTCGATTTCGGCCACCTGGAGCTTCACCTCGGCTTCCATCTGCGCGATCTGCTGCTGGACCTGCAGCTTCATCATTTCCGGGTCGGGCTGTCCGCCCTGCTCCTGGGCCTGGCGCTGCTCGGCCTCGATCTCCTGGTCGGTCTTGATGATCTCGTCGGCCGCCAGCATGTGCGCCTGAAGCGTCTTCCGCGCGGCGTCGGCGGGCTTGAGCAACTGGCCGAGGACCGGGTGGACCGTCCAGTTGGTCGTGATCGCCATGAGGTTCTGCGCCTGGATTTCGCGGACCAGCAGGACCGAAGAACCGCGGGCGTCCACCTCCATGTCGCCCTTGATCTCCTCGTTGTCGCTGAACTGCATGTTCCAGTCGTAGGCGCGGCGGATAGTCGGGATCGTCAGGTCGTCGTCCCAATTCTTGACCGCGCGGCGGAACACCACGTTGGCGGCGTTCTGGAGGATCGACATGCCCTGCGCCGTCTGCGTCTGGTGCGACGCGCTCTCGCCCTGAGCGACCAGCGGCAGGTTGGTTTCGTCGTCGGCGAACTGGCGGGCGAGCGCGATGATGTTGGCGAGTTCGGCTTGCCGGCTGTCGATCTGGAACGCATAGAAGGCGTTCTGCGCCGGCATGGACGGGTCGTTGTTGTACCACACCTTGTTGCGGCGGAGCGTGTAATCGCCGTCGGCCGGGGTGATGGCGCTCTTGTTGATGATGACCTGCGGCCCGGCGGACAGGCCGGTGTTGTCCATCATGGTGCGCCACGCGCCGTTGATGGCGGCTTGGCTGTCGCGCATGAGGTAGGGCACGCCGAAGCCAAAGATGCCGGCGTCGTCCTTCTCGAAGTTCCAGACGGAGTACAGCGCGTCGCCGTTGTCCAGGAAGTGCGGCGAGAACTTGATGACCTTGCCCTGGCAGAACCACACCTGCACCAGGACTTCCTGCAGGTCGTCGACCTCGATGTCCTTGAGCGTGTCGTCGCGGCCCATGCAGTTGCACAGCGTCTCGACGTCCTCGCGCTCCAGCGGGCCGTGGTACTCCCACACGATGTAGCGGCCGTCGTTGGCCTTGTCGCCGGCGCCGGTGATCGCGCGCAGCTGGGTGATGTAGTCCGGCAGGTTCTCGCGGCTCGCCTCCTTGAGCACCGACCGGATCGCGTCGCTGTTGAACGACGGCAGTTGCGCCAGGCGCTTCATGTCCTTCGACGTGAACAGGTGGCGCTCGTAGGTGAACTGCGCCTCGTCCATGGTCCGCGCGCTCATGTCCGGGAAGAAGGCCCACGGATCGACGCGGCGGTATTCCGGGCGCGGGTCTTCCACCGTGGCGAGGACGTGCGTGCCGGCCATCGGGCCGTCTTCCGCCTTGCCCCACTTGCGCTGCACGCGCTGGCTGGTGACCGGGCCCTTGATGATGCCGGTGCCCAGCACGCAGCCGTCGTGGATCGCGTCGCGGCACCGGATGTTGTAGCTCGACTCGCGCAGCTGGTCGTCGATCTCGCGCTCCATGGCCTCGGCGCGCTTCTTCGCCTCGGCGA